TTTCAAATGGTTGCTGGCGGTGGAATGATAAAGAAACCAATGTATATGGCAGTTGGTGGAGTAGCAAAAGGACTAGATACAGTTCCAGCAATGCTAAGGCCAGGAGAGTTTATTGTAAGCAAATTTGGTGTTGATAATTTTGGTACAGATAAATTAAAGGCAATTAATTCTGGCACATATAGCGGTGATTCGGTGTATAATTATAACCTTAGCGTAAATGTAAAATCTGATGCTAATCCAGATGATATTGCAAGGGTGGTAATGTCACAGATTAGACAAATTGATTCACAAAGAATTAGGACAAAGAGGGCAATATAATGGCAACATCTGCTTATATGTCGGGTAGACAAAGATATCAAAGACCTCAAGGAATCCTATGGTCAGAAAATATGGGGACATTAACAAACGGCCTATATGTCCCAACTGGACAGGAAATAGGTGCAGATTCTAGCCTTACAACTGGAGGCATTAACCAATTCTTAATACTATCTGATCATAATAGAAGTGAAATTAAATTTAGTAAAGAAAGAATAGAACAAAGAAAACGCACAATAAATGGAAGAATGAGATCTTATCACATCGCTGATAAAAATAAAATAAATTTTTCTTGGGAGAATTTGCCATCAAGGGGATATTATCAAAAGCCAAATTATAATTCATCTGGCCAGTCTCCAGCATATAAGGTTATTGATCAAGAACATACTGCAGACGGTGGCGCTGGCGGAGTAGAAATTTTAGATTGGTATGAAAATCATACAGGTCCATTTTGGATGTTTTTAGCATATGATAAGTACGATAATTTTGGAAAAGATAATGCTGCATATGGGCATCTTGGTCAATATAACGAAATAGTTCAGGTATATTTTTCTGATTTTAATTATACTGTTTCAAAACGTGGTGCAAGTACTTTTGATTTGTGGAACATTGATGTTTCATTAGAAGAGGTATAAATGTTTTCTGGGGAAGAATTAAAAAATCATTTAGAAATATCTCCGACTATTAGTTCCAGGTCGTTAGTTCTTGCTGAATGGAATATGAATATGCCAGACAATATATTTACTACTGGCAATTATAGGTATCGCCCAAATAGTTCAGATGCTCAATATAGAAATCTACCAATAACATTTGATAATCTTGATGCTGGAAATTATTATACAAATGCTACAAATTCTTATAGCACAATAAGTGGTGGTGTTAACAATGATAATACACCACAACAATTTACTCCAATCAAAGAAAAAATGAAAATGTTGTTTTCATTAGAAGATTGTTTAAAACCTTTTAGACCAAGATCTGGCATTAACAAAGCAATGTATTTTTCTAATAAATTTTTGTCTAATCCAACATCTAGAGTTGCAGAAAGGCCAAGATACTACATGCCATCTAGAGATGATCAGTTTAAATATTGGACGTCGTATAGAGTAGAAAATGGTATTGAATATGGAATAGCAAATAAAAAAATTAATGATAATAACTTTATTTATGACTGTGTTCCATTTGTTGTTTATAAAGAAAGTATTCCAACAAATAGAATAGTTATTAAAATGCAAACAAACGTTGGCACCGCAGACTTGGGACCATTTGCTACACCCACTGGACAAATTACCGATCCATTATATAGAGATCAAAGCAAGACAACACCAATTATATGGAAAATTCAATATTTAAAAAATAATAACTGGATTGATGCATATTCTTTTAATCAGTCATCATTACGACCAGACGGATCACCTATTATTAAAAGTGATGGATATGTAGAGTTGGAATATGGTTTAGTTATACCATCAACGTATAAAGAATCTTTTATATATGCAGGCAAACTATCTTCATCAACTATGCTTCCAGCAACTTCTGTTAATGGATATGCATATTTAGTTGTTGAAAATAATACAGATCTTGGAAAATTTTATATTTGGCAAGATACAGAATATAAAACTTTTACTCCGCTATATGGATGGCAACTTGGCTCAGAAGCAATAACTAATCAAACAAGTTTTGTAACTGATTTAGTTTCTCCAGAAAGTTTTATAAATAATACAGAAACTGGTAGCCAGTATCGTGAATTTCAGTATATTGACGGTATTAGGTTAGTAGTTGAAACAATGAATAAAATAGATTCTACATTTGACTTAATAGAAATATCACCACGTCTTGTAGTTAATATAACAGATAAAGTGACAGACTTTAGTATTAATAAAATAATGTCTGATCTATCAATATCTTCTCTTCCAGTTGCACAACTTTTAGCATCAACTGGAGACTTAGCATTATTTGATGATGACCAGGCATTTAATGATAACAATAGCAGTAGTATTATAAAAAAATATTTAAGAAAAAATATTAAGTTTAATTTTTATGAAATTATACAAAATGTTAGTGGATATGATTATTTTATTCCAATCAAAACGTTATATTCAGAAGGTGTTCCTCAAGCAGACATAACTGGTGCAAGTATAAACATTACATTAAGAGATGCATATATGCATTTTGAATCAATGCCAGCACCTAGATTATTTTTAACAGAGGCATCTCTTAGTTATGCTGTTTCTGTATTGCTTGACTATATAGGTTTTACTAACTATACTTTTAAAAGATTATCAACTGAATCAGACCCAATAATTCCATTTTTCTTTGTAGCACCAGAACAAAATGTAGCAGAAGTATTAGCAAAATTAGCAATAGCAACTCAAAGTGCTATGTATTTTGATGAATATAATAATTTTGTTGTAGTAAGCAAAAACTACATGTTATCTAATAACACAACAGAAAGACCAACAAGCCTTACTTTATCTGGACAAAATAATCAAGAAGAAGATGGTGTTTATAAAAATAAAACATCGTCTGGAATATTGCCAAATATTTTAGAAATATCTTCTTCAGATAAAAGAGTTTATAATGATGGAAAAATTAATTATACAGAACGGTATATACAAAGATCCTACGGTAATATTAGACAGTCCTCTTTAGTAGATCAAGATAAAACCTGGGTATATAAGCCAGCGCTGCTATGGGAAGTATCTGGAACAGAACAAACAAAAACAATAAATGAAGTAGCATCAACACAGGGTTCATATGTACTAGGTGCTATGCCATTAAATTCTGATTTAACAGCAACGGTTCCAAATGTGCAGGGAAATAGATTAGTAAATAATATATTAGATTTAGGTGAAAATATTTATTGGTTAACTAGATATCAAGGATATTTATATGCCAATGGAGAGATTATTAGATACGATGCTGCAGAGTTTAACATAACGGGCATTGGAAATGTATGGATAAGCAGTAATCAAGAATATCAAAAATATTTTAGTACATTACCATTTAATGGAAAGATTTATCCAACTGGATTATTAAGAATTTTTGCTACGCCATATTATGAAACTGTTGATGGCATAGAAAGACTAAAAAATGGTATTGTCTTTGAACATGGTCGTGGACAATTTGGTACACCCGTAACAAGTCATTCTGCTGGAATAAGTTCATATTGGTCAGATAACTCATATGTTCGTGGTTGTGAGATGGACTCTACATATTTATTTAATATGGTTCCAGATATAGAGACTGAAAAAAGTAATGTTTCAACAATACAAAATGGCGGATCTGGTGTTGTTGGAGATCAAACAATAATGCTTGTTGAAGATATTTCTAATATAACTGTTGGTCAAATTGTTACAAAAATATCTGGAACTGGCCAGTTTGCTGCTAATCTTAATACCAAAGTTACTGGAATAAATTATATAAAGGATCCAGCAACAAACCTATACTCACTAACATTAAGCAATGAACCAACTATACATCTTGACGATGCAGTTGTTAAATTTTCAAAGTTTCCACAATATTCAATAGGATCTACTGGAACTGGAACCAATAATAATAGTAATACTATTGCTAAACAAATGACAAGAAATAGTATTATTAAAAATATGCTTTCTTCAAAATATTATACTGAAACTGATATCAATAGTAAAAAAACTACAGAAACTGGAACTATACAATCATCATGTTTAGTAATGAATGGTCCATCTTTTAAAACAACTGAAACTCCAAGAGACTTTATATTTTATACATATAAATCTTTAAATAATGCATATAAGCATTTTGGTACTAGAATGAGAATAATTGGAAAAATAGAAAATAGTGAAATAAGACCACAAACAGCAATTGGTAGCGTTCCATACTATCAAATAAGTACAGCGCTTGCTACACAAACCGTTAGCATTGGTGGTGGTAGTGGCGGTATAGCAATTATGCTTAACCCAGAAACAAACAATGGATATTACTTAGAAATTGCTGCCCTATCTGAAAGCAATATTACTTCATATAATGATGCATCACAAATTCATAATATTATGTTTTATAAAATTGTAAAAGATAATAATTCTTCTTCCACAGATAAAGCAGTGCCAATAAAATTATGGGGAGGCCTTGCTGGGATTGTTGTTGACGATGGAAACTTTACTGGCCAAAATAGATTAACTGGAGAAGATACGCCAACGGTATATGATATATCTATTGAATATCTTGATGTTGGGCAAACTAGAAAGTTCTTTATATACATAAATAATAAATTGATAAAGGTTGTTGATGATTCAAATCCACTGCCAGTTTATAACAATATGGCATTATTTGTTCGTGGCCAATCTAGATGTATGTTTGAAAATTTATACGCAATTTCTAAAAATTATTCTCAAAACACTGTAGAAAATATTGGCCAAACCCTTTCAAGTGTTTTTGGAGATAAAGATATAGACACAACTGAGGCATTTAGAAAATATGCAATGAGTGGAATTGTTCAATCTACATATTTAACTGGAATAGGGTCTCAACAACCGCCTCAATATAATATGTACTTTGAAGAATTTGGATCAATTATGAGGGAATGTGCATATTTTAATATTAAATATGATCGTGCATATCCAGCACTATACGCACAAATTTCTCCAACTTTTAATAGAATGAAGGGCTACACTATTTCTGGATTTCAAGCAGATTCTTATGGTGCAGAATTTTTAATTTTTAATTCAACAGATAAGGCTTTATCGCTTGATGATACTACAGGAAACTATTTAAGAATACAGGGTATAACATTTACACAAGAAACAACAAATGAACTTACTGTTGATAACTTTTTTAAGAAACGATCTAACTTATCAGACCCAGAATTTAAAAAAGATGCACTAATATATTCTCCAAATGTAGAGCAAGTAAAATATAATAAAATAAAAGAAAGCAGGCTAGTTTATGGTAAAAATGAGTTTAGTATTGAAAGTGAATATATTCAAACACAGGATTTTGCAGAAGACTTAATGTCATGGCTTATTAATAAAACCATGGTTCCTAAAAAACTAGTTGGAGTTAACCTTTTTTCAATTCCCACATTACAACTGGGTGATATAGTTACTATTGACTATAAAGATAGTTCTAATATAAATATGGTATCTGACCCATCAACGAGGTTTATAGTATATAATATTAAGTACTCTAAAAATGAGGAAGGCCCGAATATGGAAGTCTACTTGAGCGAGGTATAAAATGGCAATTTCATCAACACCAGATAATATAAAGTCTATTCTAGAAACAGTATCTGCATATTCTAGCCAAATAAAAATAGCGCCTATAGATACGATATTAATTGATGATGAAGATTTTCCAGTAGATGTAATGCAAGATCTTATTATTGAAGATATAGGCGGTCAAGAACTAATAACAGTTTCAAGAAATGATACTATTAACGGTCAAAAAATATCATATCAGCCAATAAAAAATATATCTTTAATTCAACAAACATATAACCCAAATAATATTCTTGGATTTCAGTTAACTTCAGAAAAATATTTTGCTAACTTTTCTATAAAATTTGAAGAAAAAATTCCAAATGTGGGAAACGGTCCAAATGGATCTAATGTTTATATAGATTCTACTACAGGAGATCTTGTTTTAGAGTTTATTAATTTAAAAAATGATGAACAGATAGAAGTGCAGTTGGGTATTGATGGTACAATATATAGGGCTGAATCATGATAACAAATAAAGGTAAATCTATAATTAGTAAATATTTGCTTGGTCAAATATCATCTTATGCATCCTATATTGCTGTTGGTTGTGGAGCACAGCCATTAGAGCCTGCAGATCCAAACGGAAATTACTTATCAAAACAAAATCTTGACTTTGAGATGTTTCGTGTTCCTATATCCTCAAGAGGTTTTGTATCTGATCAAGATGGAGATAAAATAGTTTTTACTGCAGAGTTACCAGCAGAAGAAAGATATGAAATAAGTGAAATAGGAATATATTCTGCAGGTACCAATCCATCTGCAGGAGCATACGATAGTAAAACAGTTTTTGCATTTAGTCAAGGAGAAAATTGGCAGCATCACACAAGTTCTGCAGCATCAGAAATACCAACATATACAGAACCACTTGATGAAAGTAATGATAATATAATATCTACTACTGATACAGTATTTCAAACTAATGCAGATAATGCAACATTTTTTAAATCACCAAGACCAGAAAGATATGAGCGTTGTAGGTTTTTAAATAATATGATTTTGATTAGAGGCGACGATGCCGATTTAACAATAGATCCGTCTACTGGAAGTTCATCTGGACATTTTTATATAGAGCCTGGGTCAAATCATATACATCTAACTGGTGTTGATTTAGACTTTTCTCAAAACTCACCATCAGATGAGTTAAGAGTAGCATTTTCTGTTATAAATAAAGATGGTGGATCATTAACAATACCAGATACAGTAAGACTCTTAATAGAGTTTTCTGCTACAGATTCAGAAAATACTGGAGAGTATGCAAGGCTTGAAGTTGAATTAGAAAATGGTAATGGTAGTGGTGGAACATATGACTTGGATAATAATAGATATTGGATAGTTTCAAAAGAATTACAAGATTTATATGTTACTAATGGCTTCACGTGGGATGCGGTAACTGTAGTAAAAATTTATGGATCTGTTTTAGTATCAGATATTCCATCAGATGATTTTTATATTGCATTAGATGCACTAAGATTAGAAAATACATCAACTGTTAATCCTATTTATGGACTTGTTGGTTATTCAGTAATTAAAACAGAAAATGCAGAAACAATTATTAAAGCACCAAACACAAATAACTATGTAGAGTTTAGATTTACGGTGAGCGTATAATGGCAGACTCTGGAATTAAAAAATTTAAAATATCTAATGCCTTGTTGCCACCCATATCTGTTGAAGAAGAAGCGTATGTTGTTCGATATAGAATAGTTTCAGAAGATAAAAATAGAACATCTCACTGGTCACCAATAACAATAGTTGATCCAGACTATACTTTTACTACTGGAGCAATTCATCACACAAAATCTGGAGATGTTAATTCTATTGCATGGGATCCAGTTATAATAAGTAAAGATGGAAACGAAATAAGAAAAGCACATGAGTTTGATGTTTGGGTAAGATGGGATAGAAACGATAATGGAGACTGGGCATATCTACAAAGAATTGATACTCCAAGCATATCTATTTTAACACCAACAACCTATAATCTTAGTGGTGTTGTACAAGTAAGTCCACCTAATAGACTATCTGTTGAGGTGTTTTTAAAGGGTACACCAATTACAAGAGATTCTGTATTTTTAAGAATGTATGAGGGCGGAAGGTGGACGGTATAATGGTATACTTAATTAGGAGAAAAAATGGCTAAAATACCCTTACCAGAACGTGGACAACCACTGGACGTATCATATATTTATAGTTTGGCTCAGGCTGTAAATGACTTGTCTAGCCAAGTATCAAATGCTACATATAATTATACAACCGTAGATGTTCCAGGATCATCTCCTCAAAGCCTAAAAACATCAGACGCTAGGGTAGTTGCTAAAAATATACTTATTACCAATAATGGAACAGTAACTGCTGGAAATGAAACAGATAAATTAATCAACTTTGATGCTGGTTTTAAATTTCCTCCCATTGTTGTTGCAACACCAGTAAATACTCAGGGAACATCCGCTGGTAAAGATGTATCTGTAGTATTAAGCAATATTACAACAACAAGTGCTAATGCAACAATAAAATTTAATACATCTGGAGTTTTAACTGTTTATCTAAACATTATTGCAGTTGGTATACCAAATTAATTAGTGGGGTTTTATGATTTATTGCAAAAGATGCAAAGGAAGAGTATTTGTTGATAGACAATACTCTAGCGAAATGCATATTGAAACTTATTGTATTAGTTGTGGAGAAAGAAAGTTTTATCATCCACCATCACAAAGTAGGTATGGACAATGGCTTTTGGACCTAGAAAAGTTGAGAGCAAAAACTACAATAGCCAGCCTATAATTCCAGGAAATAAAAAAATCTGGTTTTTAAATGGTGACCTAGTAAGAATTCACCATAGTTCTAGATCAACTGGAATGGTTACAGTTTATAACATAACTAAAGATAGGCTAGAAACTTGTTTACGTATAGATTTTAGAAAAAATAGACAAAAGGCTTATACTGTAGCAGAAACTGCAAGACTTGTCAATAGACATAGAAAATATTTTCCATCATTAATTAAACGTGGAGTTATACCTCAGCCAACTGGATCTCGTGTTGGTGGTACTAGAGATTGGCAAGTTCGTGCCTATTACTCTGAGTTGCAGGTAAAAGAAATACGTGATATACTTGCAAGCATACATATTGGCAGACCAAGAAAAGATAATTTAATAACAAATAATTTAACTCCTACAAGTCAAGAGTTGACACGAAGAACTGGTGATGGTATACTGGTTTATACAAAAACAGAAGATGGTAGATTTATACCAATTTGGGGAGAAAGCATAAATTAGCCTATGAAGGAGGCAGTGGTGGAAGAAAGAAAAGATACAAAGGTTTCAGTTACACTTGGATACACACTTAATCTTGGAAATTTTCAGTCTTTAAGAGTTGATCTTGGTGTAGTAGATTATACCCGTGATGGCGAAACAACAAATGACGCAATGGATCGTGTGTATGGTTTTGTTGAGGGTAAAGTAATTGAAAAGGTAAACGAAGCAAGAGCAGAAATTACCACAGAAGAGTAGACAATGGCTGACCGCAAAGATCGCATGGCTTTGCTCAGTCGCTACAATAAATTACATTTGCAGAGATACGAGCAAAAGTCTAATATTAATCTTAATGTTGAACAATGGGCTGCTGATGCACTAGTTGAGTCTTATAGTCTTAGTGCCTGCTATGACTTATTAGATTATTATTTTTCAGTTGCTCAAAATCCTAATTGGAACTTTTTTGCATATAATGCACAAGAAATTCTTAATGGAAGAACTGCTACAGAACAGGATTTAAAAGAACGTCAGGAGCGTAGAAAATTGGCTAGGAAGTGGTTAAGTGAGTAATTCAGAAGCAAAAATAATAAGTGCAGTTTTAGAAGATAAACAGATACATGTTTTGCTTCAGGCCAATATAGATGGAATTCTTAGAACTCATAATGATGTATGGAATTTTATTAAACGATATGCAGAAACTAATGGTACAGTTCCTCCAGTTTCTTTAGTAGTGGAAAAATTTAGAGACTTTGTTCCAGTTGTTGGCATAGGTGCTACTAAACATCATTTAGAAGAATTACAAGCAGATTATTTAAATGACAGTCTTAAGGATATTATTCGCAATGCTGCTACCGATGTACAGGGTGGTCAAGGTGTAAAGGCACTTGAGCAATTAATTACAAAAACATCAGAGTTAAAGAAAAATACATCTACAATTAGAGATGTTGATGCAACAGATCTTGAATCTGCAGTTGCATATTTTGAAAATGTAAAGAAGCAGCAAGAATTAGGAAAAATTGGCATTCGTACAGGATTGCCAGGATTTGACAATTACCTTCCTTCAGGCATTATGCCAGGACAGTTGGGGATATTCTTGGCATATCCAGGTATTGGTAAATCCTGGCTTGCTCTTTATTTTGCAGTACAGGCATGGAAACAGGGCAAAACTCCAATGATTATAAGTCTTGAAATGTCTGAAACTGAGGTTCGTAATCGTGTTTTTGCAATTATGGGTGAAGGTCTTTGGTCACATCGTAAAATATCTAATGGAGATATTGAAATAGATATGATGAGAAAGTGGCATGATAATAAAATTGCTGGCAAGCCACCATTTCATATTATTTCTAATGATAGTGGTGGAGAAATTACACCATCTGTTATTCGTGGAAAGATTGATCAATACCGTCCAGATTTTGTAATTGTAGATTATCTACAACTTATGTCTCCCAATCAAAAATCAGACAATGAAACTGTACGCATGAAGAATCTTTCTCGTGAACTTAAACTAATGTCCATTAGTGAAGAAGTTCCAATTATTGCAATTTCATCTGCTACTCCAGATGATGTTACTAATATGAGTACCGTTCCAACTTTAGGTCAAACCGCATGGTCACGTCAAATTGCCTACGATGCTGACTGGGTTCTTGCGCTTGGTAGGGCATCTAACAGTGATATAATTGAATGTGCATTTAGAAAAAATCGTAATGGGTTTATGGGGGACTTTTTAATACAAGTAGATTTTGATAAGGGATATTATAGATATAAAGACTATGAAGATAAAAATGTTTAAAAGAAAAAATAATAAGAAAATTATATTTGAAGAGTCTTCTTTAGTTGCTAAATATTTATTGAATACTCCAAAACCATCAAGCAGTTTTATGA